GAGGATGCCAAGAAAGCCACCAAGAAGACACACCTTAAGATTACAAAAGCGAAATGATAAAGAGGAACTCGGTAACCTTCTTTGGTCTATTCTTTAGGTTACGACCCCCCTTGTAGGATGAGTAGTCAATTTCAATTTTTTCGTATCTATAGGGTCTCAAGATCTCTTCCCACTCTTCAGGTTTGATGAAACCTTCATTATTGTAGGACACCAAGGTATGTTTCGCTTTCTCGGTAGCTAACTTCAAGGTAAGTTCCATAGCTTCTCTAATTTTACCTCTACTATTGTACTGACTTTTGTTCCAATCCCCAGGGATACCTGATACTTTTGAAACTGTATGAGGTCTCTCATTGGTACATATGAGGTTAAGCATGAAGTAATTTGATCCATATGGGTGTTGATTATAGGGTGGATCCAGGTAGATGAGGTCTACTTTGGGGAGTTCCCTCANAAAATCACAAGCATCTTGGCGCCGTANCTCAACATCCCTTGTCGGCTCCAACCACACTGGACACTCAACTTCAATTCTCTTTGTGATTCTGTCCAGCGCATGACCACCTTTACCACCCCAACCACCTCTATGGAAGCCCTTGAAGACCCCCGAAGTATTTGTGTGAATACTCGCCTTCACGAGGAGTGGTCCAAGGCAGTATGGTTTAAGTTGATCAGGGACACATCTCTCAATGTAATCCAACATACCATCAATTCTTCTTCCATTTTCAGGAGTATAAAACTGTCTCTCTTGGCACGCATACATCTCTGTGAAAAACCCAACTTTATCTGGACATCTATTCATCTCCTCAAGGTGCCGAACAATATCATCGGCATTAGCCCAGGAGGGGGTCACCAAAAAACACNTTGAAAGGATTTCACAATAAAGTTCAAGATCATTCACATACAATTTCTCAGAGTGGTTCAATAACATTCTTGAGACAACACCGGATCCAGAAAAGGCNTCGGCGCATGTTTGAGGTTGAAGTCTCTTGACAACTTCTTCAATCTTATTGACAAGTTTCCTCTTGTTGCCAATGTATGTTATCATTGGTTGTTGAACAAAATCATTCATTCTTAATCTTAAATTGTGTGAAATCTCTAACTCAAAAACATAAGACTATACTAAATGTCCACGGATATTAATACCCTCAACCTGGCGGATAATGGTGATGGAATGGTACCAATTAGTGACAATAGATCTACAACATTTGTCAATAATGAACAACCAGCGTTTTCGGAACCCGAAAAAAATGTCAGTCAAAATAAACAGACGATGGACTCCACCCCAATTAATGACATTATGATGGAACCACCAATGATGACAGAGGAGCCCAGAATGCAAGGCATGATGCCACAAATGACTGCTCCACAACCCCAGGGTGCTTACGCTATGCCACAACAGGAAGCGAAGCCAGAAAGCAAGAACCCANTCAACCTCACCGACGATCAATTGATCGCTCTCGTTGCGGGTGCTGCTGCCGCTCTTGCTGTGTCTAAGCCAGTTCAAGACAAGCTTGTNACTTCAATCCCCAAGTTCCTCAACGAACAAGGGTCCCGAAGCATGGTGGGCTTGGCTTCAACCGGTTTGGTTGCTGCTGTGGTCTTCTACTTTGTGAAGGATCAAATTGTCAAGCCCTGATTTGACTCCCAACCCATATTAGAATAGATTGAGTTATCAATACCTGAATAATAGGTAATCAAAGCTCCTCCGGCAAACGCTGTCATGAGCAAGGCACTCAACTTAAGTGTCTTGCTTCTGTCACTTCCATATTCCTTCACCGCATCCTTTGTATCACTCATCATGAGATTCATAACATATGTAATCAAGAACGCAATCATCGTTGTTGAAATCATAAAAAGTCTGTCAACCGCGAGTCTTGGTACATTGCCAATGATGTATCTCAAAATATTTGGAACCACGAGGGTCATCACTGTCAAGTTCAAGAAATAGTTATTACTCATATGAGGTATGACAGTAATTCCATATATCGTTATATAATACGCAATGACTGTCAGCAAGACGCTGAGGGGAGTCTTCATTTAATATGAAGGAAGAAGATTATTTATCCTGAATGTGTTGTCCGCAAAACTTGGTTCTCTCGGGTATCTTTTCATAGATACCCAACTCCACGCACATATCACGAAGTTCAAGGTAATTATTCCAAAACTGCTCGGAGTGTGAGTACTCATCAACTGTACAATGGGCTAATTCGTGGATGAGGACATGGAAGATTTCATTTGGGTTACCGTCAAGGCACAAGGCAATTTCNTGTCCCTTGTTTGTATTGTAACCAACAGATTCACTCATGGAGTGGAACCCGGTGAGTGGNACACAACGCACGAGCATCTGATACTTTGGGTGACCTGTNGAGGAAATGTGCTCACGAAGGACTCTATATTTCTCCTTGACTTCCACGAGTTCCTGGGGTTCCCGAGTTTGGGAGAGTATCCAAATGTTTATGAGGATCAATACAATGAATGCGATCATCTCTTATATACAAAGATAAATTTGCTATACAGTTCTGAAATTGGATTTCCTGTGAGACCCTCCCACAATTCTAATTTAAAACCCATTTCTTCTAAATGTGTCACGAGAAGGTCACGGTAGGCTATAGGCTCCGACTTGGGTCCATCGGCATAGAAGGGGGTATCCACCAGGTTTACAAACAATTTTTCACCGTAGCCACCATTCCCATGATTCTTTGTAAGGAAAAAGTTACCCATATGGTCCTTGAGAGGTGTCCTAAATATGATCTTCTCTGAATCTGGTATAATACCTATGAGTCTTCCACCGGGTTTCATTCTCTTCTTAATCTCCCTCAGAGAACTAAAAAACTTTCCGTGACTTTCAAAAATGTAGTGAAGTGAAAAGTTGTAACACACAATATCAAACTTTCTATTTGGACAATTGTGGATGTCACCCTCATAGAAGTTTACCCTCATATGCATATTCTTAGCGCGGCTTCTGGCCTCTACAAGGGCTGACGGCTCTGGATCACACATACTCATATTTGCTCCACACTTATGCCATTTCTGAAGATCACCGCCAAAGCCACATCCCACATCAAGGATCTGATGCCCCTCCCTCGTCACACATTGTATGAGTTCCCTCTTGGCATTATTATGGTTTCGGCGGATCTCTTCCATATCTTTTTAAATATTCATTCTTTTAAGGTAACTTAAGTTGTATATCTTCAGAACCAAATGGTGAAGATGGAAGCCAATTGAATAGGTAATAATATACATGACCAGTACCTTTGAGGAACTTTAATTTTTCCAGGTCTTCTCCCCTATGACCAATATCAAGGGTATTGAACACATCATAACCTTGATTCCTCGCGAGTACAAAGGCGTCGTTGTACACATNACCAACCATGTAGAACGCATAGACTTGTTTNACTGTGTCTCGTCCATCTACGCGATCATATGGCACTTCATAAAACGAAATGAAATCGTCTGTCTCGTCATTCACATATGAATGAATTGGAAGTATCCAATGTTTAACCCACTCTCTGTCAATTTGGGGTGCCATTTTGAAGTCACTGAAGTATTTTTCAAGTATTCGGGTGACTTTTGGTACATCCTCATGTGTCATCTTCCTAAATTGGGAGTTTCCACGAACTTCAAAATACTTCTCTCTCAACCGATCTGTTTGGTAGAAGCCAGTCTTGACNAGCCTCTTGACATTGAGGAAACGATGCCAATAGGAACTCTTTGCTATAGAACCGGGTATCTTTGTCACAGCTGTGTATACTGCCTGCCACACACCTTTTGTATTAGCGATTCTTTTGATTTCGCTGATGAGCACTGGCGCAAAACCCCTGTCCCGATAGTTGGGATGAACACAAAGAAAATTGATTTGAACCATATTGAGAACATCCTCGCACACTCTCACTTTTGTTGGAACACTTGAAATGTATCCAATGAGTTCACCCGTATCATTGTGGCGGATACCTCTATTTTCGTATCCACACATCTCAGCTGCCCATTTGAGGGTTTCAAGGGAGTATGTCAATCTAAAAGTTTCATCACACACATAATGAGCATTCAGAAGTTTGTGTGCTTCTTCAAGTTTGGGTTTATCCCATGAAAAACCATCGGGAAGTTTGATTGGTTCATTTACAATATTCTTCTCCTTTTCAATTTCCTTGCCACTTTCATATACAGCACCCTCTTGAGGCACAGGTTGTTTATCCCAAAATGTCCTCATTTACAATACAAGTAGCTTAAAGTTTTAAGTATTGTGTAAGATATAAACATGTCTCTTGAGCAAGATTACACTACCGTTCCAGGTCAATTGTATGCGTGCCTCTCTGTTGTCGGACCAGAGGCTCCACAGAAGAATGATAAGTTTGGTATCAAGATTCGTGGCGCCTTTGCCTCCCGCGACGAGGCTGCGGCGCATGCGAAGCGTCTCCAAAAGGAAGATAGCACCTTTGACATCTATGTTGTTGACATGTACAAGTGGCTCCTCATTCCACCAGATCCCCTCAAGATTGAAGATGTTCACTATCAAAACGAAAAGTTGGAAGAGATCATGAGCGGTTACAAGGAAAATCAAGCTGAAGCTGCGCGTATGTTCAACGAGCGTAAGCGTGATATGATGGAAGCTAAGTCATATGTCAAGCCAGGTGACGAGAACTCTATGTTTTACACCAGACCAGACGAGCCACCAGTGAGCCACCCAGCTGATGTTATTGAGAAGCTCAAGAAGGAAAAGCCAGATGCTCAGATGGAAGACCTCGTGAAGGAAGCTGATGCCATTGTTGCGGCGGAGATTGAAGAGCGACGCAAGTGGCGTGAAGCGCGAGACGCTGAAGCCTCTACCGAAGCCAAGATTGAAGAAACTAAGGATGAGGGTGAACCAGAAGTCTCTTCAGCCTAAATTAAATATTCGTTAATTTTAGAACAAAATGTGGAAAATAATTTTGACCATTATTTTGACGAGTGCGTTCTTTATTTTGTTTTTTGAACCAGGTAAAAATACAAAGATGGTTTCAAAGAACAAAAGTAAGCCATCAACAGCCACGGGTTTTATCGAAGATACTCGAGACGCGTTTATAGTACCTGTATATCCAACCCAGGTGATGGATCGTGACATTACGGGTAAAATTATTCCAGTGTATGGAGACATTGGTACATTCACTGGATACTCAAGCGTACCTGAGGATCACTGGTTGCATGGTTTTCCCCATGAAAAAGCCTAATAAGAAAACGGCGAATGCTACTATCCATGTTGTTTTGTCTATACCTGATAGGATATCACTCGTTTGGTGATACTGTATGGGTGATGGTGGATACATCATTTCAGGAGGTTGAAAATAGTACTGTTCTTGTTCTTGTAATCGTTGATCATCGATCGGTGTACTATCTTCATTCTTCTCATCATTCTTAAATGGATCATTGGAGGGATTATAATCAATTGGATTTCCTATGTCAGTTTCCATTTTTTAATATAGCCCCTGTTTTTTTTAAGCGTCTTCTTCCTCACTTTCACTCGCTTCGTCATCGTCAACAACAAAATCCTTTAGACTACCTTCGTCATCGTCATCTTCACTGTCATCATCTGAGTAATATTCATCATCTGTATCTATGNCCGAACCAATGTCCGAATCATGTTCATCAGGGGAATAATCATCTTCAAAAACGGTTTCTTCGGGTTGATACAGTTCTGGTTTCTTTATCTGCCTACCAGATCGTGTTCTTGTTTGGACCATTTAATTATTTAAAGATGTTTACCTTTTAAGTATCTTTCTTATTGAGAGCTTCTTTGACACTGCCACTAAGTTCATGTGTTCTGGCGGTACTCTTTTTACAAATTGGACACTTTTGGGTAATTTTTGTTCCTTTGATGACATATGACATTGTACAGTCCTGGTGGTCACCCTTAATTGTCTCACAATAGGTTGAAGTTGTGAGAGCTGTGAAACCACTCTTCTGT